ATCAAAAACGCTCGTGTTGCACGGGCGTTTTTCTTAGGTATTTAGGGCTTTTTTGATTGCTTGTGCTCATTTTGTGGTTTCGCTTTGGCAACTTTCTGGCAACCTTTTTTTGAAAGCGTCCATAACCGCGCCCGCACTCGCGTCCTCTTTTTCCTTTGAAAGGTGTGAATAAATTTCAAGCGTCACCTTTACGTTGGCATGGCCGAGGAATTTCTGCGCGGAAAGCACGTCAACGCCGGCATTATAGAGTATGGAGGCGTAATTGTGCCGGAAGTAGTGCGGCGTGAGGATAGAGGCGCCGTCCTCTCTCGTTTCTATGTCGGGCCCCAACTCTGCCATGCGCTCCATCAGCGAACGCCATAGCCTATTCGAAGAGGAATTGCGGTAGTATGTGCCATCGGGGGCGGGGAATACAAACGCCTGAGGGAATCCCCGCACGAGCATTTCCGCCAGCTCGTCCGGCAGGGGTATATCCCGTATGCTCTCCTTCGTCTTGGGCGGGGTTATCATGCCCTTCCTTAAATTGACCTGCTGCCGGACGTGTATGACCTTCTTCCTGAAATCTACACATTCCCATTGCAGACCGAGGGCTTCGCCGAGCCTCATTCCGGTATAGTATAGTAATGCCACCAGCAGGCCGTTTTCCTCCTGCATCAACTTCTTTGCCGCCGCTTCCTCCGCTTCCGTCAGCGCCCGGCGGCTTGACTTTTCTTTCGTGGGCTTGACCAGCCCCACGGTCACGTCCCGCTGGATTATCCCCTCGGAGTATGCCCGCTTAAAGACGGATTCTAACACATGATGTACATTTTCGATTATGGTTACGCACGTATCGCCCTTGGAGTTAAGCAGCTCCTGCAAATCCATAGTGGATATTGCGGTGAGCCGCTTGTCCCCCAGAACAGGCAATATGTGCTTGTTGAGCGCCGTCTTATATCCGCTCTGTGCCGATTCCTTTATGTTCGGCTTTTTGTAGACATTATACCACTGTATGGCGTATGGGCCGAAAAGCGCGTCCTTCTGTGCGGTGCGCCCGTTGATGAACTCCTGTTTGACCGCCTCCTTCGCGGCCTCCAGTTCCTTCTTTGTGCGCCCGGATACATATTTTATCACGCTGCCGCCGTTCATATCCTTGCCGACGGTTACTTTAGCCCTATACCTCCCGTCGCTTTGCCTTGCCATTTACAAAAACCTCCCGTTATGTTAAAATCGGAGGCGGAGAAGCATCCACCTCTAATCCCCCTATAAGCGCTGCGCCGACAGCCGGGGGATTATTTTATTTTGTCAAGCAGAATAGCCTTTTTCTCTTCAAATTCCTCGTTGCTCAGAATACCGCTATCTCGCAAATCGCCGAGTTTGCGAATTTGGTCAACGGCATCGATGGAAAGCGCGGACTGCACGCTTGGGCCGTATATTCTGTCGCGCTGCTTGTTAGAAAGAATTACGGCGCCATCACCGTCCGTGAAAGTGCCACTGGCTATACTGCACAAGTCCGCAAGGGTTCCAAGGCCGAAACAGCCTGCCGTGAGCAACCAGAGAAGAGCTGTGAGCGGCTTATCGACATAGAACCTGTGTATTCCTAAACCGCCTAAAAATATACATAAAAGCAGAGTGGTTAGCCAACTCTTTTCAGACACATCATGGTTGTGACCTTCGGCACCATCCACACTTTCGGTCACGTCCATTTTTTCTGGTTCAACATTCACACGCTCCTCTTCCGAAGAGGGCGAAACGATCATTGCCCCCTCGCGTCTTGCTCGTTCCGCCTTATTCTTTTTTATACATTCCTCACAGTGCCCAAGGTTGTTGAGCGGCAAGAACAACCCCTTTTTCCCACACTGAGAGCACTGATGTATCATACCCATTGACCAAACCCTCCTATTTTAACCTTTTCCATTCTTTTATGCTGATGTATATGAGAAAGCCTGCGAATATCGCGAAAACCAGCATTATACCCCCTGCTATTGTCGATAAATGCTTAGTTTCGGGGCGTATCAGCCCCATGCTCGGATATCTGCTATCTATGATAAATATTCCGCTTAAAACCACCATCAATAACACGGAAACACCTGACAACAGGGGCAATTGAATGTTTTTACGCCGCCCTTCGGCTACCAGATCGTTTATACGCTCCTTGTTAGTGGCGATAAGTTCTTCGTATAAATCCTCTTTACTATATCCTTGCGGAACTCTCACAAAGTCAGAATCTATATCCCGCAGACTTTTGCCAATGGTATTTAATATCCTTATCAGCGTATCTACGCCGGGATTTGATGTTTGCCCGTGAAGCACCTTTTTGACAGTAGCGAGCGACAGCCCGCATTCGTCCGCGATCTCCTGCTGCGTCTTACCGGATTGCCGCACAAGCTCCTGTAATCGCTCAAAGTCCATTATTTTACCCCCCATTTAAACAATTTTTACCCTGAAAGGATACTATTTGTGGCTTTAAAAAACCAAGGGAACGAGATATGCTTAATTCAGACCGGGGCGGCTCCCACGAAGCTTCTCCGCCGTTCTGGCCGAGGCGGAGGTGAGCGGCTCCCGCTCCCTCTGCCGGTTAAAGGCGAATCTGAGGCACGATTTGTGCAACATCGTTGAGCACAGTCCCGTTTATGGTACTTTCATACAAATTCCCCCTTTTTTGCTTATTGTGAGTATGCTATTATCAAAAAAACAGAACAAACGTTTGGAGATGGAAACAAATGACGAAAAAAGAAGAATTAAAGGAAATCATAGATGGAATGACGATAGAGGAAATCACTTTGGCATTTTTGCTGCTTGCCAAGTCGCCAGAAACAGAGCGGCTTGTTCTTCGGTCATGCTGTCAACGACCGCCTTTAGCATAGCTTTACTGGAGGTGGTTTCTTCTGGGATATCTTCCCAGCCCATTAGATAGGCCGGCGTAGTATGCAAAGCAACTGCAAGGGCGGGGATACGTTCATACCTCAAATTCTTAATCTTACCGCTTTCCCATCGCTGCACGGTGGCCTCTGAGACACCAACTGCCTTTGCAATATCGGCGAGGGTTAAATCCAATTCTTTCCTGCGATTCCTCATTCTTTCTTCCAAAACCATTTTACTATCCTCCTCGTAAGCCTATAATACACTTCTTTATTTTGAAATGCAATAAAAATTACTCAAAATGCAAAAAAACTTTCGCGCCACGTATTGACTTTTGGGCGCGACGGGGCTATTATAAACTTACGCAATACGTAAGAAACGGAGGCGGAAAGGTTGTACGAAATCAATGTCCCCAAACTTAGGGGGAAAATGACCGAAAAGAATTATACGATATCATCATTGGCGAATACACTGGGGATAGACCGAAATACTCTGGCGAAATACCTATCGATACCGAGTAAAATACCGTATGATGTGATGGTCAAAATTGCCGAATGCGTATGTGACAGCAGACAAGAAGCGACGGACATTTTTTTTGCAAACCAACTTACGCAAAACGTAAGGACAAACGAACAAACCGCATAGGAGGTGAGCGGCACCATGGATAACTTTGACAAGCTCCTGCGGGACATGATAACCGCCGCCGTGGACGAGCGTATAAACAGCGTTGAAGCGCTGGAAGAGCGCATGGTGAAGATGCACGGCGAGTATGTCACCACCAAGCGGGCATCCGAGATCATCAACGTAGACCCCGGCACCATACGCGCCATGTGCAGGGATGGGCGCCTCATGGCGACCGCCGCCGACGGCCACGCCCCTCTCATACTGGTGAGGAGCATGGCCTCCATGGTAGAGGATAAGACAGCGGATCAGCCCAGAGTAAAGGCTGCCCGCCGCCATAAGTACGACGATTGCAAATACAAAGTGCAGTAGCTCCCCACGCGAAAGGGGAGAGCAGAGGGCGGCATCTTGGGCCGGTGTCCGATGGGCAGAGTTTATAATCTCCTTTTTGAATATAAAGACCACCTGATATGTTCGACAAAACGCTGCTTCTGCTCACCGCCCTCTGCTGTCTCCTTTCGCGGGAGGTGATGCGAATGACCTAACAATCCCACAACAGCACGTTAGCAGCTCGACCGGGCGAGCATAAACAGGATTCAGGCCCGGTGCGTCTCCCGCGGACGGGTTTGCCGATAGCCCGCGCCGCCGGAGGGTATCAGATCATAGGGAGGACATAAAAAATGAAATTAGGAGAACTACCATTCGGAAGCAATATCAAAATCCCCGAGCGTCGCAAGGATGGAACCTACGAGCTGGCGGACTACACCCTGGGCTTTTTCGGCGCAGGCGTGGCTGCGTTTATCCGCAAAGACATACACAGCCTGTGCCGATTCGGCGACAGCACGGAGTACGCCGGATCAGACCTGGACAAACGCATGACGGAAATATACAACAGCTACCCCGACGAGCTCAAAGAACTGATTATCCCAAGCACGATCCCGCTGTATAACGGCAGCGACGCCGAGGATATAACCCGCAAGGTATTTGCCCCCACAATTACCATGGTAGGCTGCGGCGACAGCCACGGTGTGGACGAGGGCTTCACATGGCCTATATTCACTGGCCGGAATAGCCGCAAAAAGACCTTTAAAGGCTCGGCGGCCGACTGGTGGCTTTCCTCGCAGTGCTCCTCTAGCCACGCATGGTACGTCAGCACGGGCGGCTCCCCCAGCCTCTACTACCCGGAGGGCCACCTCGGGGTTGCCCCCGCTTTCATAACCCCTCAATCGGTACAGATTGACGATCCGGATAATGACGGCAGCTACAGATTGACTGTGCTGCAAAGCTATTGCTCGTAAAAAGACCATGAAAAGCAAACGCACAAAAGCGTGTGAGATACCGCAAAAGGTCAAGCGTTGGGTATGGGAAAGGGATCATCATTGCTGCGTCCTGTGCGGCAGGCCCGGCAACCCGGACGCGCATTTTATTCCGCGCTCCCATAACGGCAAGGGAATAGAAGAAAACATCGTCACCCTATGCCCTGAATGCCACAGGGACTATGACAATTCAGAGCGCAGGCCGGAGATCAGAAAGGCCCTCCGGGCTTACCTCATGGCCAAATACCCGGATTGGGACGAGGAAAAGCTGAGATACCGCAAATGGAGGAGTGATTACACATGCAAGTAAAGGATATCCTCCCCATGCTGGCACTGCTCAAGAGCCAGCGGGTAAAACTCTACCATGCCCCGGGCGGGGAACTGCTGGGCAGCTATAACCGCGAAGAAATACTGCCTAAAATGTGCGCCCAAAATGTAGGCAAACTCATGGACGCAACATTGATATGCGTTGACGCCAACAATCAAAACATCAACTTACACATTGCGACAGGGAGGGATTGATATGTGGGGAGCATTTTTTAGCTGGGGAGTGCCGATGTTTGTTATCGGTATAATGACGGGCTTTGCCTTCGCGCCCCGCAAAAGGAGATAGACATGGAAGCGTGCATAACCGGACAAACCCTGTGCTGGCGTTGCCGGAGGGCGACCAATGCGCCGGGCATGGGCTGCAGCTGGTCCCGCCGCACCGATCCTGAACCCGTTGAGGGCTGGGAGGCAAGGGAGACAACGCTGAAGGGCAGCGACTATTACCACGGCAAAAACTACACAACAATTATACAGTCCTACGTCATCCGCGCCTGCCCGCTGTTTTTACCGGACGAGAAAAACGAGCCGCCGCGTATATACAGGAAGTGGATAGTCGAAGTGGACGGCGAGTGGCTGACAACGCAGGAGACGAGGGAGCGGCTGGGCATCGACAGGCACGAAATATACAAACTGATCGAGCGCGGCAAGCTCAACGCCAGACAAGTGGAGTGAATGAGTTAAAAAAACATATCAAAGGGAGGACATAAAAAATGAAATTAGGAGAACTGGCATTCGGAAGCAACGTCAAAATCCCCGAGCGCCGCGAGGACGGAACCTACGAGCTGACTGACTACACCCTCGGTTGCCTCAATAATTTTGACGTAGGCGCCGCAGGGCTTATCCGCAAAGACATACACAGTTTGTGCCGGTTCGGCGGTAACGCAAAATACGCCGGATCAGACCTGGACGAACGCATGACGGAAATATACAACAGCTACCCCGACGAGCTTAAAGAACTGATTATCCCCAGCACGATCCCGCTGTATAACGGCAGCGGCGCTGAGGATATAACACGGAAAGTATTTGCCCCCACAATGACCATGGTAGGCTGCGGCGACAACCACGGAGTAGAAGAAGGCCTAACATGGCCTATATTCACGAGAAGGAATAGACGCAAAAAAACCTTTAACGGCTCGGCGGCCAGCTGGTGGCTTTCCTCGCAGTTCTCCTCTGACTTCGCTCGGCATGTCGACTCGGTCGGCTCCGCCTACATCCTCGGCCCGTCGTTCGCGAACGGGGTTGTCCCCGCTTTCGTAATCCCTCAATCGGTACAGATTGACGATACGCCGGACAAGGACGGCAGTTACAGATTGACAGTGCTGGAAAGCTATTGCTCGTAAAAAGACTGCGAAAAAACATATCAAAGGAGGACACAAAAGTGGAAACAACTGAAAGGACGTTCGGCGCTTGCCGCTACTGCGGGCAACTGCTCAATATCAAGAGCTATTTGGCCCTACACCCAAACATCGACGACCCGGACGAGGACGGGATAGCTACCCTCATATGTGACTGCAAGGAGGCCAGACGCGACCGTGACACTCATGAGGCTGCCCTTCGGGGAGAGAGCGACCGCATTGAAGCCCTGCAAAAAGCAGAGGATGTCATCGAGGAGCTGTTTGCAGGCAACCCGCACCAGAAGCGCATTGCCGTGGACGAGCAGACGCGGGAGATATTGCAGCAGCTTGCCGAGCGGGTGTACGGCGGTTTTGTGGACAAAGCGGTCATCACCACCACGGACGGGGTCAAGGCCACCGTAAAGAGCACCGGTTCCGCCGCTATCGGCATAGCCATAGAGCGCAGCGAAACGAAAAAGGAGAAAAAGGAGATATAACCCATGGAAAGCCGGAAGATATATGACATGCTCCTGCGCAGCATAGGGGAGCACGTGGACGCAAAAGGCCGGGCCGCTGTCAGCATCAACGGCAGGCCCGCCCTGATAGTAACGATAGACCGGGAGACCGGAGAGATTACCGCCCGCAATGCGATCACTGACACGACCGCCGCCGACGCGGTAATAGACTACCTCAACACTGTTGCCGGGACTAAATACCAAAAAACGCCAAAAAACCGTAGCTATATCAACGCCCGCATTACGGAGGGGCATACGCCGGAGGACTGCCGCCGGGTAATAGACGGCCGCTGGGCAACGTGGAAGGGGACAAGCATGCAGGAGTATATGCGCCCCTGCACCCTGTTTAACAGCGAGAAATTTGAGGGCTACCTTGCGGCGGCGAAAACCAACGTCAAAAAAATCGCTGGGAGTTATTTTATGAACCACATTCAGCACCAATACTCCGCCGCCGAGCTGGCCGGAATAGGCGTTGACCTGCTGGGGGACTAAAAGATGCAGCACCTGGGCGACATAACAAAAATCAACTGGTTTGAAGTAGAACCGGTGGACTGCGTAACAGGCGGCAGCCCTTGTCAAGACCTTTCCGTAGCGGGGAAGAGGGCAGGACTTGCCGGAGAACGTTCGGGTTTATACATGGAACAGATACGATGCATAAAGGAGTTGAGACAGAACGATGTCAAAAATGGGCGAACAGGTGCAATGGTCCGACCTCGCTGGATGGTCTGGGAAAATGTCCCAGGAGCTTTCAGCAGTAACGGAGGAAAAGACTTTGCGGCAGTGCTCGAAGAAGCGGTCAGAATCGTCGAGCCGCAAGCCCCCTTTATTCCTGTGCCTGACAAAGGATGGCCTTCAGCAGGATGCCTGTCCGATATGGACGGAAAATGGAGCATTGCTTGGCGAGTACACGATGCGCAGTTTTGGGGAGTGCCCCAGCGAAGAAAACGTATCGCGCTTGTCTGCGATTTTGGAGGACACACCGCACCCGAAATATTATTTGAGCGCAAAGGCCTGCACGGGGATACTGCGGAGGGCGGAACGGCGCGGGAAGAAATTGCCCGAACAGCTGGAAACGGCATTGAGGGCGCAAGCGGCTTTACAAATCGCGGATATTTCACTGGAGGCATAGCAGAAACGCTACGCAGCGATCCCCATGGAGCATATCCGCATGTGTACGGCATCGGCAACGGACAAGTCCATGAGGCCATAACCATGGCGCAGGAGGTTAGTCAAACGCTAAATACAATGCACGACAAACAGGCGATTTTATATCAGCCCAAAAGTATGATGGAAGAAAACTGGGCAGAAAGCGAAACGAAGAACGCATTACGCGCAGGAGAAAGTAAAGTGAGCCATGCGGTGTTGTGCAGCGCCGTTGATTGCCGGAATTTCACCGAGGGCGGAGAAATAAACGGAACCCTGCAAGCGAAAGAAAGCGGCGGGCAAAGCCTGAACCTGAATAATACAGTGCGGCAAAACATGATAGCACGCCGGGTGACGCCGCTGGAATGTGAGCGATTGCAGGGATACCCCGATGGGTGGACTGACATAGGCGAGTGGATAGACAGCAAAGGCAAGAAGCACAAAGCCGCCGACAGCCCACGCTATAAAGCCCTGGGCAACTCAATAGCGTTACCGTTCTGGTTTTGGCTACTGCGGAGGATATCAGCACAATATGAGCGACCCGCCACGCTCGGCAGCCTGTTTGACGGCATCGGCGGATTCCCGCTCTGTTGGGAGCGGTGCAACGGCAAGGGGACGGCGCTGTGGGCGAGTGAAATTGAGGAGTTCCCTATGGCGGTAACAAAAAAGAGATTTGGGGAGGGATGAAATGAAAACTATGAAAAAGAAGAAACTACCCACCTACACCGTCCTGATCCGCACGCCCGCCGGGACGCAGGCCATTATTGAGACCAACGATTTTACGAAAGCCAGACGGACATATGCCCAGTACAAGGGCTCATGCCGCCTGTGCATTGACGGGCGGGAGCTGAGGATACTCGAGGCGGACGAGCTGATGAACGACCACAGCGACAAAGTGATAGAGCAGATATTTATCCCGCGCCGCACGAAGAAGACCGAGGACATACACGCATTAAAGCCTGCCCGGTAACACGGGCAGGACTTGACCTTTTGCCGGGTGCGGCAATCACCCGGTCCTCCATTGATAGGGTGGCGGCAGGTGCGGCCAACGGGGAAACGCCCGCACCGCAAACCACCGCCCCCGGCAAAGGGCCAAGACCTGATTATTAAAAAAGGAGGCCGCCATGCAGCGGGTAAGGCGTGATATATATTCTGGCGTGGTGCTGGAGCGGATCATATACTCCGTGGGAGACAGGACACAAAAACCCTACCGCCCGCGGAAGCCGAGATTTAAAACGGACGAGGAAAGGGCGCGGTTTAACTCTGAGGTAGCCCGCCGGGCCCATACCCGGCTGGTCAATGAAAACTTTACTCCGGCCTCACTATACAGCACACTCACCCAGGACGACGAGCACGAGGTACACGATTTTAAGGATTTCCGCCGCCTCTGCGTCAACTTCCGGCGCCGGCTGCTCTACGCCTACCCGGAGGCAAAAATCGTTATCTACATGGGGCGCGGCAAAAATACCCACCGCATACACGCCCACATGCTGACGGACGGCATCCCGGAGGAGGCTATACGCAAACAATGGACGCTGGGCAGCGTCAATCGCTGCGAGCACCTTCGGGCCCACGTCCACTATGACGGCATAGACCACGGCCCCGATTATACGGGATTAGCCAATTACCTTTTTAATCACTGGACGCCGGAGCAGGGCGGGAATCACTACATGGCGACCCGCAACCTTGCCCCCTGCGGCAAGGAGCAGACAAAACCAATAAAACGCAACTACACGCCGGCCAAACCGCCGCGCTCTCCGAAAGACTATATCCTCGTCGAGAGCGGCGCGACAGAGTTCGGCTTTACCTATTTCAAATATGTCAAAATCCCGCCCAAGCGGCGGTGTTAAGCGGCGCAAAGCGCGAGGCTTTTGCCGGGGCCTTGTAAATGCGTCGGATTTTAGGACGATATCAAAAAGGAGGTAAAAAACAATTGCTGAAAGACTACACCATGACCCCCAACCGGGCGGGTATACCCATATGGCGGCCTGCCCAGCCGGTAATAGGCAAAGAGGAAGCGCACCAGACCGCCCTGACCAACTGGGCGCGGATGATGCGGACGCAGTATCCAGCCCTGACGCTCTACCACCACATACCCAACGGCGGCTTACGCGATAAGCGCACCGCTGTGCGGCTGATGTGGCAGGGGGTACATTCCGGCGTACCGGACGTATTTATCCCTGCCGCCCGGGGCGGCTACCATGGCATATACATCGAGCTCAAAACTGGCGCCAATAATCCGACCCCAAACCAAAACGAGTTTATGAGCGGCGCCATGGCCGAGGGCTACTATTGCGCGGTCTGCTACGGCTGGCCCTGCGCGGCGGCGGTGATTGAGGAGTATTTGAAAGGAGACACTGAGCTGTGAACAGTAAAAACACAATGAAAATTCTGCGCAGAGCCATCGAGAAATACGGCGAACCCATCCAGACCATAGTCGCCATCGAGGAATGTGCAGAGCTACAAAAAGAACTGACCAAAGCTTTGCGCGGCAAGCCGAACTCTGACCATCTTGCAGAGGAAATGGCTGACGTACAGATAATGCTGTGGCAGCTCTGCTGCATATTCAACGTAGGCGGGCAGATGGCAGAGTGGATTACCAAGAAGATTGAGCGGCTCAATAAGCGCATCGAGGCGGCAGAAACAGGAGGTGAGCGGCATGACTAACCACGAATACCTAAAACAGCAATCCGCCGAATGGCTGGCGGACAAACTCGCCGAGATAATGGACTGCGACTGCTGCCCGGCGGCGGTTTATGGCGCCAAACGGATCGAAATGCTCTGCGAACTGGGCATATCGGAATGTCGGAGAACGCTGGAAAACTGGCTGAACGCAGAAAGGACGGAGAATGAGTAAAGAGTACATAGAGTGTGAAGCGGCTAAGGAACGGCTTAGAATATGGATCACAGATTGCGTATTAGACGGGGACGATGAGGCGGCAGACTGTTTCAGGGACTGTATAGACCTCCTCGACAGTATTCCTGCCGCCGATGTTGCTCCGACTGTGGAACTTGAAGATTTGAGGGCTAAGTATCAAGTGCTCGTTGCTGAAAAAGACAAGAATAGCGGAGACACTGCTGAAACATATACAACCGGGTATCGCTATGGTCACAGAAACGGGCAGATTGAATTGCTCCAACAGATTTTGGGCATTTGCGATGGTGTAAGCGAGCCGGAGGAAACAAATGAGTAAAGAGCATATAGACCGCGAAGAAGTGATAAAAATTCTCGAACATTATGACCTGTCGAGCGGATTGACGCTCGGCTGTCATAGCGGTGCAATAGAGTGCGCAATATCCGCGATAGAGATGTTGCCCGCCGCTGATGTTGTCCCTGTGGTGCATGGGGAGTGGATTGAGCGGGCGTTGAGACCGACTTGCTCGCTATGCGGATTCGGCGGAAGTCTTATTGATGTACCGATATCGCCTTTTAAGTACTGCCCCAACTGCGGGGCGAAAATGGATAAGGAGGAAAAATGAAACGAGTAATAGCAATAACAATATTAACCCTGCTGACCCTCGCCCTGTGCGGGTGCGGAAAGGCTGAGGCTGGCAATCGTAGACTGTGGATACTGGATGTGGGTGCGACGTATGGAATATATGTCGATAACCTCACGGGGATACAATACCTGAGCACAAACCAAGGCGGCGTGTGCGTAATGGTAGACGCAGCGGGAAGGCCGCTGATATGGGAGAGAGAAAAATGATAACGATCCACAACAACGAAGAGCCGCTGTACAAGCTGGCGAAGGAAATACACGAAAACGCCGTTACTCATGGCTGGTGGGACGAGCCTCGCAACCTGCTGGAGATTGTCGCCCTTTGCCATAGCGAACTGTCCGAGGCGGTAGAGGAATACCGCGCCGGCCGCGACATGATTTACCCCGGTGTGGGCGGCAAGCCCGAGGGCATAGCCGTCGAAATGGCCGATTGCCTTATTAGGATACTGGACTGGTTCGGACATGAGGGGCTGGATGTGGACGGCATTGTACGGGAGAAAATGCTCTACAACAAGGGCAGACCATATAAGCACGGAAAGAAGTGTTGAAATGAGTGATAGAGAAAAGCGTTGGAGGGTTCGGGGGCAACTCCGCCGGTGGGGGAACACAGCAAACCTGTGCCGGAGGAAACAGGCCAAAATAGAGGGGAGGGGGGCATCAAAAAGCTAAATCAACCCTCCGTGGTACCGGGGCGGCACATCGGAAGAAAAATTTTTCGATTTTTGAGAAGCTTTGAAAATGAGCGGCAATGGGGCGCCCAAAAACAACAAAACTACAAATAAACGGCGGCGGCAAATTGGTCACCGAAAATATTTGCAAAATTACATCAAAAACGACGGTTTTTAATCCAAAAAGGAGGCGGGAAATTGAATCCGAAAAAAGCAACGCGGGAAAGGCGAGATGAGCGGGCAGCCGTGCGGCGACTGCTGATGTATTGGGGTAATGCAGAGCGCACGAGGACGGAAAAAGAGCGGTTGTTAATTAGCGTTGACGAGGAGATCGAAGCGCAATACGATCTTCACCCGCAGCAGATTACGGGCCTGCCGCACGGTACCGAGCTGCCGGACAGCACTCCGGCCACGGTGATAAAAGCTTCGCGGGAATTAAAAAGACTGCGAAAGAAGAAAAAACGGCTGGAAGACGAATTACAAAATCTCGATCATTGGGTGGGAATGATAGAATTTGAAGTGATGTGTTTGCCGCCGCTGGAATATGAGGCAATAAGACTGCGGTACGTTAAATACGGAGTGGCAAAAGGGGGATATTGGGAGCGGATAGCGCAGAAAATGCACGTCTCGATTGATTGGGCGAAGACCCTTGAGAGACAGGGTGTAGACAGGCTGATAGGCAGAATAGCAGCGTAAAGAGAATACCGTATAAGAGGGCTGATATAGCCCTCTTATATCATTATCCCAAATTTTGCCGCCAGCAGCTCCCGCCGCGCTTGCGGTATCGGCTTAACTCCGGCGCACCAAGAATGCACGGCGGCCTTGCTTACCTCGCAGGCCTCGGCGGCCTGCTCCATCGTTAGCCCTTTGGCTTTGAGTCGCTCCCGCAGGTACTCACCGTCGCTTAGTATTGGAGCACAACGGCCCTGCATATATGCAAGCTCCCACATACCTTGCTGGTTGAGCGGCAGCGCGTGTTCGTCCTCGTTTATATCCTCTGCGCCTTGCAGCGCGTCCCGTATAGCTCTGTCGACATCGGGTGTGAGCTTGCGGTTAATAATCATATACCGCAAGCCCTCACCCAGCCCACGGATGGGCCACATATTAGCTGCCTGCACCCGGCAGCGCGCCCCGATGATTTCGGGGAGCTGCGCCGCCATTATACCATACGCCCGGCCCAGGGCCTTAACCGTGTTGTCTGTCATGTGCTCACCTCCGTTAATCCTGCGATTATATCAGTCTTGGCCGCATCAAAGCGGCTAATTTTTGCGCGGGTTTGTAACCTTTGTCCTTTACCGTCTGATAGAGCATCCGGATTTCCTCAGGCCTGCCAGTTGTAAATGTAACCGCCCCACGGGGGGTGACGTCCACAAACCGCACAGCAGGGCAAAAACCGAGGTCATAACAGACCTCATCATATGTCATCTCAATTTTTTCACCGTTTTTCACTACCTGCATTTTTATATCCTCCCATGTTGCTATACAATAACCGTTTTATCCTTCTAACCTGATTGCACTGGCGTTATATTGTTGTTTGTACCAATCCGCATAGCGCATTATATTCAATACTTCATCCTTAGTTAGTGGTGATGCAAATTTCTTGGACGATACAAAATCAAAACAATAATTACCTTGCTTACGATACCATATTTTCATTCCATTATCTACTCCATACGGATTCAGCAAACATACATACATATTGTACCTCCTTAAAATCATATCTTGTAGTTCCTTCTGCCGCCGGGCTTGTGACCGGCCTGCCGCATTACCGCCCTTGTGGGCGTCACTCTGCGTTACCAAACGGGGTTGCTGCCGGATAAAAACCACTCTTCGCCGGTCGCCTTTTCGTGTGCCTCCTCGTATGCCGTGAAATACTGTTGGAATGTAGCAAAAGGATTTTCTGTGCTTACCTTATCACCTATTCTTGCGTCCATGTGCTGCGTTGCTGCTTCAAAATCAATTTCACAACCATTTTTGTTTACTACCTTTATCATTTTCTTTATCTCCTCTCTTGTTATGTCTATATTATATACCTGTCAGATTAAAAAGTCAACCGAAAAGATAAACAAACTAAAATAATAAGGCAAAAACTTTTTATGCGCGAACCGCACCGCCCATCATAAAACCAAAACCTATTGTGAAACGAGATAAATAAAACTCAACACTTTCCCACACTCTTTATGTGCTATAATAATACCATCAAAAGGGCTGCGAAGAGCGGCCCTTGAGCATTTTGAGGGAGATGAGCGGCAATATGGCAAGCCGAGCCCTACATTTTTGCCAGTACCCTGGATGTAATGCGCTGACCGCCGGACGATACTGCGATGAGCACCGGACGGCGGGCGAACTGCGGCAGCAGGAGCAGATACACGCCCAGGACGAGCGGCGGGGCAGCTCCCGGCAGCGCGGATATGATACCCGATGGAGCAAATATTCCCGCTGGTATTTGTCGGCCCCGGAACATCAACTCTGCGCCCTGCGGCTGGATGATGGCTGCACTATGGTGGCGCGGTGCGTGGATCACATAGACCCGCCTGACGGGCCGGGCGACCCGCGCTTTTGGGATACCACCAATCACCAGCCCGCCTGCATACATTGCAACAGCGTCAAAGGACACAAAAAAATCATAGGCAAATACAGAATTTGAGAAAGGAGGAGCCTATGCCGACAGGAAGAAAGCCGAGGCCGCTAAAGCTCGTCGATAACGGCAAAAACCGGCATACCAAAGACACGATGGAAAACCGGGAGAATGGCGAACCTACCGGCTGCTCCGACAAATTAAAACCACCCAAAAGCCTGTCCCCGGAGGCGAAGAAGGAATGGAAAAGGGTAGTAAAGCTCTACCGCCAGCTCGACACCCCGATAATTAACGATCTGGACATATCCGCCCTCGCTGCCTACTGCGAGAGTGTGGCGATATACCAAAAAGCCGAGGCGGAATACCAAAACGGCCCGCTTATATACCGGGCGGCGGACGGCAAGCCAACGGAAAACCCGTATATCACCATCATGCGCCGGGAGGGGCAGAATATCATAAAATACGCCGAGCAGCTGTGCCTGTCGCCGGTGGGCCGTGCTCGCATGGGTGTAGCAGCAGCGAAAAAAGCCGCAGAGAGCGACCCCATGGCCGCATATCTGAGCAAGTACGGTGGTTAACTCGAACAAGGCCCTCGAAGTTATCGAGTTTGTACAGGCCCTTAAACATACCGGCGATTTTTACGGCAAACCCTTTGTGCTTTTACCATGGCAGATAGAGGTCATAAACTCCGTATACGGCACCGTGACCGCCGAGGGCGTGCGGCAGTACCGCATGGCATATTTGGAGATCGCCAAGAAAAACGGCAAGACCGAACTTATCGCCGCGCTGAGCCTGTATCACCTGGTCATGGATGCACCGGGCGGCGAGATATACTGCGGCGCCGCAGACAGGAACCAGGCATCAATAGCTTTTAACGCCGCAAAGAGCATGGTGGAGCAAAGCGAAGTATTGTCCAAGATAATCAAAATCAAAGACAGCACGAAGGAAATGCTGAATCTCCGCACACACAGCCGCTTTAAAGTGCTGTCGGCAGAGGCGGCGACCAAACACGGCCTTAACCCCTCCGTGGTCATCATAGATGAACTACACGCCCACCCCAAGCGGGACTTGTGGGACGTGCTGACATTTGGTACGGGTGCTGCACGGAATGAGCAGCTCATATGGTGCATCACCACCGCGGGCGACGACCCCGACCGCAAAAGTGTGGGATGGGAACAGCACGAAATAGCAACAAAGGTGCTGAGCGGCGAACTGACAGACCCGGCGTTTTACGCCAAAATCTATACCGTCCCTGAGGACGCGGACATATACGATGAAACAAATTGGTACTTAGCCAATCCCTCACTGGGCGTATCCATTAAAATTGAGAATGTGCGCAGCGAGGCGATAAAGGCCCGAAACAGCCCGGCGGCAGAGAAGCTCTTCCGGTGGCTCCGGCTCAATCAATGGATCTCACTTAAACGCACCGGCTGGCTGCCTATCACCCTATGGGATGATACCGAAGGGGGCTGGCATAAATCCGATATGCTGGGGCGGCCCTGCTATGTAGGCATAGACCTGTCCAGCACCACCGACCTGACCGCCGTGGCGGCCCTTTTCCCACCGCCGCCGGAGGAAACGGAGTGGCGCTTTTTTGTGGACGCGTGGATTCCCGAGGAAAACATGCGGGAACGGGAGCACCGGGATCATGTGCCTTTTAGCAAATGGGTGCAGGCGGGGCATATGCACGCGACCCCCGGCAACTGTGTGGACTACGCCTATATCGCCAACTATCTGGACAAGCTCATGCTTGACTATGACGTTAAATATATTGCAGCGGACGAATGGCGCATAGATTCCCTGCGCCCCCTCATGCAGCAGGAGGTTGCGGCGCAGAAGATAATCACCATACCCCAGACCATGAGCGGCATGTCCCCAGCAATGAAGGAAATTGAGCGACTCCTACGCGAGGGCGAAATGACCCACGAGAGGAACCCCTGCGGGCGCTGGGCGTTTGGCAATGTAGTAGTAGCCCAGGACGGCAACGAGAACATAAAACCCATGAAAAACAGGAGCATAGAGCGGATAGACCCGATGTGCGCCCTGATAGACGCGATGGCGGCGGCGGTAAAACTGGAACCCAAGCGCAGCGTATACGAGCACCGCGGCCTGAGAATAGTGTGAGGTAAACAGTGAAGAAATTTAAACTTTTTGGCAAAACATACGAGATACGGGCGGCGAACGTGAAACCGCTGCCATCTGTATCTGATGATAGCGCATGGCAGATGTATCTTGCAGGGCAGGGTTACACCATAAGCGCAGAGGGGGCGCTACAGGTCGCGGCGGTATTCCGGTGCGTTGACCTGATAAGCAAGACTATGGCGGCGTTGCCCCTGCACATGTACAAAAATACCGGGGAGGGCAAACAAAAGGCACGGGATCATCCCCTGTATAAGCTGTTGTATGTGCTGCCCAACCGCACCACCACGGCGTATGAGCTTATGCAGATGCTTGTGGCAAACATGCTGCTCACTCGCGGCGGGTATCTCCGCATAGTGCGGGACAGATACGGCTTTGTGCGACACCTCAAAAATCTGCCCACCTCCTGCTGCTCGGAAGTGTACACCAACCGGGAAAACGGGGAACAGTATATATACGTCACCTATGACGGCATAATAGAAACGCTCCGGGAGGGCGATTTTGTCTTTATCCCCGGTTTTAGATTTGGCGACCGCACGCCGGAAGACCCAATGACCATAGCCGCAAGCGTGCTGGGACTGAATAACAGCATGACACAATACGCGCAAAGGGGCTTTTCCGGTACTTCCCCCGGCGGCTATATAACCTATCCGGGGCAACTCTCCGATACGGCATACGAGCGCTTCAAAAAGGACTTCCAGAGCAACTACGGCGGCGCAGAAAACGCCGGGAAATGGATGTTTCTGGAAAACGGCTCCACGGCGCAGCCGTGGGACAGGGACATGTCAAAGACACAGCTCCTTGATAGCCGCAAATGGGCTGTAACCGAGATATGTCGCATTTTCGGCGTACCCCCGCACATGTGCATGGATCTGGAAAAAGCCACTTTTTCAAATATTGAGCAGCAGAGCGCCGAATTCGTCCGGGATTGCATAAATCCTTTATCCGTGCGTATAGAGCAGGCCCTTTACCGTGACCTGTTGAGCGAGGCGGAGCAGGCGAAGTATTATTTTAAATTCAACACAAACAGCCTGCTGAGGGGCGACACCGCCACCCGCACGAGCTACTACAACACCATGCGGCAAAACGGCGTGATGTGTGCTGACGATATCCGCGAGCTGGAGGATATGAACCCCATACCCGATGGGCTGGGAAAGATATACTTTATCAACGGCAACATGCTGCCGCTGGAAAACGCAAAACTCAACGCGCCTAAAAGCGCGCAAGCGAAAGGAGCACCCCTGAAAAATGAATAAATTTTGGGAGTTTAAAGCTCTCGGCAACGCCGGCGAGCTTTTTTTGTACGGAGAGATCAGCGATACGTCATGGTGGGGCGACGAAATAACCCCTGCGCAATTTCAAAAAGAATTGACGGCGCTGGGGGATATATCCACCCTTGATGTGTATATAAACAGCCCCGGCGGAGATATTTTTGCGGGATTTAGCTTGTATAACATACTGAACCGCCACCCGGCGACAAAAAACGTGCATATAGACGGCCTCGCCGCCTCCGCCGCATCAGTGGTTGCCATGGCGGGCGATACCATCAAAATGCCCGAAAACGCCACGTTGATGATACATAATGCATGGACATACGCCGGCGGCGGGGCGGAGGACTTACGCAGGACCGCCGACGAGCTCGACCGTATCAACGACCAGATAGCGGACATATACGCCGCCCGCACCGGCAAGGAGAAAGACGAGATATCCGCCCTTATGACAGCAGAAACATGGATGAGCGGTGCCGAGGCGCTCCACATGGGATTTGTGGATGAACTGATCGAGAATAAAAAGATCGCGGCTTGTGTAAACAGCGAAAAGTGGTTTGCGCTGTACAAGCACGCGCCGAAGGAACCGCCGGAAAACAGGGAGCCTGACAACGGGGGAGCAATCCAGCCCGCAGCAGATATAAACACCGCACTGCAGGAGCAGCGCAAGAGATTCAGAGCGACTAAACTAAAAATTTTGGAGGTATAAGTAACCGATGAAGAAACTCTACGAAATGATGCAGGATCGCGCAAATGCCGCAACCCAGATGCGCGAAATAATGAACAAATTTGAAGACGGCGTGATGGACGCGGAATCCACCGAGACCTATAACCGGCTCGAAAAGGAGTTTGACGCGCTCAACGCCAACATAATCCGCGAGCAGAAGCAGCTCGAGCGGGAACGCGCCGCCGGTGAAGTGATCGACAAGCTGGGCGACAAGAAGGACGAGCACATTAAAGTATTTGCCCGTGCACTGCAGGGCGATCCCGAGGCCATAACCAGGTACAAAAACACCACCATGACCCTTGGCACAAACGCTACCGCCGGTTATCTGACCGCGCCCGTGGAATTTGTCAACCAGCTCATAGCCGGGCTCAAAAATGACATGTTTATGCGCCAGATATGCAACGTCGTAGGCCCCATAGGCCAGGCGCAGAGCCTTGGGTATCCCAGCCTGACTACCGATGCGTCTGATGTGGCATGGACAACCGAGGTGGCGGCAGCCCCCGAAGAGGCGACCATCGCCTTCGGCCGCCGCGAATTTAAGCCCCAGCGCCTTGCCAAACTGATTAAGATATCCAAGACCCTCATGCGCCACGCGCCCAGCCCTGATCAGACCGTGCTTGACCGCATATTGTACAAGATCGAGGCGGCGCAGGAAAACGCCTTTATGAGCGGAACGGGCACTAATCAGCCTTTGGGCATCTTTACCGCCTCTGACAGCGGCATAGCCACCGGGCGCGACGTTGCCGCCGCTTCCGCCACCGCCGTGGCCACCGACGACCTGATAGAGTGCAAATACGGCGTGAAGGGCCAGTATATGCGCGGGGCCTCCTGGGTAATGCACCGCGACCTCTGCAAGATGATCGCAAAGCTCAAGGACAGCGACGGCCAGTATATATGGCAGCCCTCCGTGCAGGCAGGACAGCCTGATATGCTGCTGGGCGCTCCCGTGTATATGTCCGAGTACGCGCCTAACGCCGTAGCCGCGGGCAAGTACGTGGCAGTATACGGCGACTTTAAAACCGGCTATTGGGTATGCGACAGCGACGGCCTCTACATACAGGTGCTTAACGAGCTGTACGCCGTCAACAACGAGATAGGCTACGTTGTCGAGTACTATGGCGACGGCGCACCCGTAGTAGGCGAGGCGTTCAGCCGCCTAAAGATGAAGGCGAGCTGATGAAAATCAAAATGTTGACCTTAGCAGCCGGGCCGGAGGGAGTAACCCCGCCCGGCTCCATCATTGACATAGACGAGGCAACGGCGCGGCAGCTCATCAGGGGCTGTTACGCCATAGCCATGGAGGCCGACAATGGTAATAACAAGACAACCCCCAGCAGTGGAACCGCTAAGCCTCGAAGAGGTAAAACTGCATCTGCGGAATAACCCCGGCGATACCAGCGAGGACAAGGATATAATAGCTCCTCTCATAAGCGCGGCCCGCGAATATTGCGAGAACTATTGCGGGAAGTCATTTGCGGAGCAGTCCATAACCGCTTACCCGGAGGTGAGCGGCACTGTGACACTCCCGCGTGGCCCCGTGATAAGCGTGGACAGCGTTACAGTGGACGGCGAGGCGGTGGAGTATACCGCAGACGTGCGCCGCGGCACCGTGACGGTAAACAAGCCCGGCGCAGTCATAACCTACACCGCAGGATACGAGGAGACACCCTACCTTGTGCGACAGGCCATGCTCCTGCTCATAGGCCATTGGTACACCAACCGGGAGGCTGTGATACAGGGTTCTACGACCGAGATAGACATAGCGGTTCGCGCGATGCTGAATCAATATAAAGGCTGGTGGTTTTGATGGCAATTAAAGCCGGAGCAGGCGAAATGCGAACGAAAATCACCATAAAAGCGCCGGAGTACAGCATCAAAGCCGGATTCAGCGCGGAAAACTTTAAAAATGTTTTCCCCGGCCCCGTGTGGTGCAAGTGGGTGAATGCCCACGGTACGGAGGTATATCAGGCGGAAGAACTGCACTTGCGGCAGCCCGTGACCATAACCATGCGCTACTCGCCCCTTGTGACCGTCGAGTGCCGCATATGGCATGAGCGGGATGCCGAGCCTTACGAGATCATCAGCATAGACAACATAGGCGACCGCCGGGAATTTTTGGAGATTAAGGCTCAGAGGGTGGTGACGGCATGACCATAGCGGAGATACTCAAGGATGGATACACCGTATGCCACCCGCCCTATATGGGCGACGAGCGCACCTATGTCACATATCAATGCATGGGCCAGGTTGCGATACTGTACGCAGACGGCGTGGAAAAAGAAACTGGAGTGATGTATGCCGTAGATTACTACACTGATAATCCTCCATTTGAAACTGCTGTTGCTGATATAAAAAACAAACTCGCTGCGGCGGGCTGGAATTGCTCCGTTGACACGGAAATATATGAGACGGATACAGAATTATACCATATCGCCATGACGGCGGTAGGCGTGGGCGGCATATATGGCTAAATTTGAAATAGAAGGGCTCGACGAAGTTGGCCTTGCACTCAGAAGCGTAATAGATGGCGTAGAGGATTTCAACATAGAACTGGCCCAAGAGGCCGCAGACATCACAAAGGAAGAAATTGAAAAAAACATCGAAAGGCACAACCATATTCGCACCGGCACGCTCCGGCGGTCTATAAAAACATTCAAAAAGAAAAAACGCGATGGCAGCCCGTATATAGAGGTGACCGCAACGGGCAGTAATTCAGGCCCGCCTGGCAGCAAACGAAAAAAATATGCCGGAAACGCATATATAGCATTCGTACTCAATTACGGGCGCTCGAACCTTGTGGGTAGCCGGTTTTGGACTGAAGCGGAACAAAAAGCGATTGAGATATTCCAGCCTCGGCTGGAACTAAAAATTCTAAACTTTTTAAAAGAGAAAGGACTAAAATAAATGCCTGCGATAGACCTGAGAGGTATAAAAATTGGCGAATACAAAAATAACGACGGAACGGTAACCTATGAAGCACCAATATCCATGGGTGAGGCCATGACGGCGCAGCTTGAACTCACTTTTGCAGAGGGACGCCTGTACTCAGAAAGCAGACTTGCAGAATACATAAAACTCGCAACCGGCGGTACCGTCAGCATAGGCGTAAAATATATACCTGACGCAGCACAGAAACTGATGTACGGAGCGAGCGAAAAAACACGCACACTGAACGGGAGCAATAACGCAAAGAGCCTGCTTAGCACCACTAAGGATATTGCCAAATACGTAGGCATGGGCTTTTATGCCCCGGACATGATAGACGGCGTTAATAAATTCACCGCCGTATTTGTATACAAGGTGCTTTTCGGACCCCCGAGCAGAGCGTTTAAAACGAAGGACAACACCATCACATTCCAGACGCCTACTACGACCGGCGAATTCCTCGGCGATGATAGCGAGAACAACAACCTGTTCGAAATGGCCACGCTTGACAGCGAAGCAGATGCAAAATCATGGATTAGCCTTTGCTTTGGCGCGACCATTTAAAGGAGCGTCGAATGGACATTAGGCTAAAAACTGCGCCGTATACGTTTGACGGCATGGAAATGACCCTCTGCTGCAACATGAACGTGTTGGCGGATGTGCAGGAGTATTTTGACGGCAGTTTCGGGCGCGCGCTGGAAAAACGGCGAACCCTTCAGGCAAATATAGTATTTCTGACCGCCATGATCAATGATTATCTTGACAGCATCGGATCAACTAAACGTTATGAAGTGAGGGAGGTGGGCCGCAAACTGCCCACCTTGCCCGCCGCGACGCGGGAACTGAGCGATATAATAACCTGTCTGGTGAGCTCCGCGCTGATACAAAAAGAGAAAAACGAGGACGAGGAAAAAAACTTGAACGCCACGCAGAACCCGGGCCTATAGATTTTGCGTGGTATTTGACTATATGGGTAGTGTATTTACATCAAAGCGAGAAAGATTTTTGGAAATCGGCGACGCCGCGCAAGGTGATAGCCATAGCAAAAAAAAATAGCGAAATCAAAAACGGACCGGCAAAGAAAGAAGAATCCTTTAGCCTGTCCGCTTATTTTTTGGGAGGTGCGCAGTAATGCCGACCATCAGCACTAAATGGGAGAGCGCGGGAGACAAGGAATATAGGGACGCACTCAAGGAAATAGAACGCGGCTTGAGCCAGACACGGGCGGAGGCTAAAAAACTGGCGGCGCAATACGAGGACGATGAGGACAGCGTAGAGGCGCTGGCAGCGACGAACGAAAACCTTGCGGACGTAACCAAGGGCCTTAACGATAAACTCGACCTCCAACGTGCCCGCCTTTCAGACCTCGCCAATGCATATGGCGAGACCGATAGCCGCACACAAGCCATGAGAAAGTCAGTTACGGAAACGGAAGCTGCTCTCATAAAATCACAGCACGCCCTCGAAAACAACACCGAGGCACTGGAGGATGCGAAAGACGCAGAGGAGGGAACGGGCCAGGCAACGGAGCTGCTCAACAGCTTGTTTGAGGGACTTGGCGATGTAACGGGCATACAACTACCTAAGGGGCTCGGCGAACTCGACGACACTTTGGGCGACGTTGATTTGACCATGCTCGGGGTTGCCGGTACGCTGGGTACAGTGGCGGGGGCGCTTATCAACCTTGGCAAAGAGACCCTTGAATATAACAAGAAATTGCAGGAACTGAGTGATATAAGCAACATATCCACCGAGCAACTGCAAAAATTGGAATATGCGGGCGGCATGGTGGGCGTCTCGCTGGATACCATAGTGGACACCACGAAGGACCTCGGCAAAAACGTACAGGCCGCAATAGAGGGAAACGAAGAGCTCGCGGAAACTTTTCGAAAACTCAAAGTGCCAATCAAAGATGCACACGGCAATATGCGAGATATGGATGAGATATATCAGCGCGTTATATTCTCCCTCGCAGATATGGAGGAGGGCATAGAGCGCAATAATCTTGCAATGAAACTGTTTGGCGAATCCGGCATTAAGCTTAACCCGATCCTTAATGAGGGGAAAGAAGGGATTAAACAATGGTATGAAGCGGCCGAGGAAATGGGCTATGTCATGGATGAGGTATCGCAGAAAAACATGGAAAATATGAGCCGGAAGATAGATGCCCTAACCACAAATCTTAAGGGCGGTTTTCGCCAGGCGATAACGAGCCTGATCGAAATTTTGAGCGGCGACGTGACGCTGGGGGACATGAGGCAGCGCCTCATATACGAAAACAGCAATTCTGCCTATAAAAGCGGCAGGGCGGGCCGCAACGCCGCTGGCACCGACAACTGGCGCGGCGGCCTGACTTGGGTGGGAGAAAACGGGCCGGAACTGATAGACTTACCGAAGGGGAGCAGAGTGTTGAATAATCAAGAGAGCCGCAGCGTGGGCGGCGACACCTTTAATATCAGAGTTGATATGTCGCAGATAAGCGATATACAAAAGCTGGTAGACATGGCGAACAACTACCGACGCAGCGTGCGGATGGGGTACGGAGGATAACATATGGCGACATTAGCAGACTTGCCGCTGGGGGCAACAATACTCATCCCGGTAGGCACCGAAGAAAACAGGCTATGCGAAGTGGCTGATAAAAATAACCTCGTATCCGGCGGAGCGGTGCTGGTATACAAAAAAATATACGAAAATTCGCCGTTTGGAGATTCGGGAAGCTACCCGGAAGGGACGCTGGACAACCTGATAAAAACCACGATTTTCAACAGCTTCCCGCAAACGCTGCGCGAGAAAATGATAAGCGTCACCTTCGCCCTTGAAGGCAGCGGCAGCATAACCCGCAAGGTATTTGCTCTGACCTATACCATGGTGGGCTTCGGGGCGAATAACGGTACGACCGAGGGCAAGGCCCTCCAACGCTACAACAGCAACGCCAACCGCGAAAAGACTTTTAACGGTTCGGCTGCTCGCTGGTGGCTGTCGTCGCGCCGCAATGCCACCGGCTCGCACTGCGTCTACCTCAATGGCTCCGCCAGCTTCGGCCCCTCGTCCGACTCTTACGGCGTTGTCCTCGCTTTTGCAATCCCACAATCGACACAATTAGAAGATGACCAAAACCCCGACGGCAGCTACTGCATAAGGGGCTTAAGGCGGAATGACAAAATAACCGTAACGACAGTAAAACCGAAAAACACATACGCCGGAAGCTGGGATACGATAAATTTTGAGTGGACATACGCAAGCCGTGAGGGGTTAGCACAGAAAAAATACGAACTGCAATATAAGGACACATCTCACACTGACTGGGCTGCGTTGGCCTCCGTAGAATCGGCAAACACTAATGTAAATATACCTCCAAACACTTTTGCTGCAGGCATCGTAAAATGGCGCGTGCGCTGCACGAACGCATACGATCAAGTTAGCGCATGGAGCGAAGAAGCGTCATTTACGGCCCAGGGCAAACCACCGACTCCAACGGTATATGCTACCTCAAGCCCGAGGCCGGAAATAACATGGACCGGCGAGGGGCAGCTTGCCTATCAAATAAAGATCGACAATGCAGTATTGCACACTGCTTACAGCACTGACGGGCGGTATAAGGTTAAAGAATATCTGGCTGATGGCGCGCACATAGCCGCGGTGCGGATACAGAACGAATACGGTCTTTGGAGCGATTGGGGAACGGCTGAATTTACCGTTGCCAACACCCCCGGCGCGCCAATAACACTTTTTGCCGCGGGCGGCGAAAAAGCGGCCCTTGCGTGGACGGAAACGGATCACAAAACTTACTATATCTACCGCGATGACATACCAATAGCAAAAACCACGGCACACACATACTCCGACCAAATGGCCATAGGGACGCACAAATATAAAGTGCGCGGCGTTGCTGGAGACAGTTACTCCATGTCCAATGAGGTCACGGTCACACTTTCGGTAGACGCGCCGGAGATAGCGGCGCTGGGCGAAATGCAATGGTTGCGGCTGGAATATTCCACTGCGCAGAATAGCCCGCTGGGCGTGTCGGCGTATCAGAATGTAGCGTATCAGTTTTACGCCGGGCGGCGGTATCCCGTGGCTGAGACCTCGCAGCAAATAACCAAAATATACAGTTTTAACGCTGCTTTTAACGATGCGGCGCAGGCAGCGGCTTTTGAGGGACTGCTGGGCAAGACCGTGATATACAGAGATCAGCACGGCTGCCTGTGCACCGGCCCGCTGATGGGCTTCGAGCTGAGCATAGACCAGTTTTTCAGGGCATTTTCGTGCAGCATACAGCAAACGGACAACATGGAGAGGATTGAGCATGATTGATACGATGAGCGTAGTAGCCAGCCGCTTTGAGGTGATACGCAACGGGGCTGTTACAGAGCACAATCTGACGGCGGTGGGGGATGACTATCCCACCGTCACCATGGCTGCCGACGGCGAAATAAAGACCTCCATGTACGGCGTGTTCGAGCATAACGACAATGTGGATTATCTAAACGATGAAATAAGGCCGTATTACATCAAGGACGGCATAGAGTATCCTCTCGGCATATACATGGTGGGCACGCTGACCACCAAACACACTAAATACGGCAAGGACGAGGACACCATAGAGGCATACGACCGCGCGCTGAGGCTCAAACAGACCAAAACCGAGACCCGGTATTATATTGCGGCGGGGACGCCATATATGACTGCGATACAGAGCCTTATCCGGGACGCCGGAATACCGCGCATACGGATGGACGATTGCGAGGACACTCTTGCCACAGACCGTGAGGATTGGGAAATAGGAACGGAATATCTCACCATCATCAATGCACTGCTGTCCGAAATAAACTTTTCGGATGTTTGGTTTGATTTTGATGGGGTAGCCCGCCTTGAAAGGTACGAGGCTCCGTCCAGCTCCAACATAGACCGGGAGTATCGGGACGACGAATATAGTATTATCGCCCCGGAATACACAGAGGAAATGGACATATATGAGGCCCCCAACGTTTTCGTCGTCAACGTATCTAACCCTGACTATGACAACCCCATGACCGCAACGGGCATAAATGACAGCATGATCTCCGCTTTGTCCACGGTACGCAGGGGGCGGCGCATATTGGCGACGCCGGTTGAACTGGATAATATAGCAAGCCAGACGGCGCTGCAAAAATACGCGGATAATCTTGCTGTAAAATCCATGTTTGCAACGCAAAAAATCAAATTTTACACGGCCGTAAACCCGGCCCATGGCGTAGGAGATGTTATCGCGCTGTATAACGGGGAGCTGGTAGGCGTGTACGAAGAAACCGACTGGAAAATAGAAATACGCCCTGGCGCCCTCATGGAGCATCAGGCAAAAAAGGTGGTGTTCGTGTGATATATCAGGAGCAGGAAGCACTGTTTTTACAAAAGCGCAGGCCATCAGCGGCGAAATTTGCCTCTGTGGTGGCGGTGTCCGGCGGCAAAGCCACGCTCAAATTTGACGGAGAAACTACCGCTACACAGAAACGCTATAAATATAACGCCGCGCTCTCGTTGAAAGCGGGCGACCGGGTAAAAGTGAATAAAATATCCGGCACTTATGTCATAGAATACAAACTGTAGGAGGGCGACTATGCTTACAGGCATTATACGCGGGCAGAGGCTTATGCTGCGCACACCCATTGTGGTGGCGGACAGCATAAACTATCTGACTGCAAAATTTGCGTTTGACGCCGACTGGAAGGGCCGCGTTATCACGGCCTATTTTGTATGCGGAGATAAGACCATAACCGCGGAGCTCACAAGCGGCGAAATCACTGCAGAGCAGGGAATAAACCTCACTGCAGGACGCTGGGAACTGAAACTATCCGGCATAAAGGCAGACAGCCGCGTGACGGCGGGCCCGGTATGGTTTGACGTACTGCCGTTCGGCGCTGCGGATGGCGAACTGCCGGATATATCCCTGACGCAGTACGAACAACTCCTTGCAAAAATCGGCGACATGGACGATCTGACCACCGCGGACAAGAATACCCTTGTAGCGGCCATAAACGAGGCAGCGCAGAGCGGCGGCGGTTCCGGCGGCGGGGGATTGCCGGCGGGCGGAACGCCAGGGCAGGTACTCACTCGGACCGCAAGCGGCTCGGCGTGGCAGGACGGCACTCCCGGCCCCGTCGGCCCCCAAGGCCCCGAAGGCAAGAAAGGCGATAAAGGCGACACGGGAGCCGCAGGAGAAACGGGCCCCACTGGCCCCAAAGGTGAACAGGGTATCCAAGGGCCTAAAGGCGACCCCGGAGACAAGGGAGAAACGGGCCCCAAGGGCGATACGGGAGCCACAGGCGAACGAGGCCCCGCAGGAGCGCACTATACGCCCTCTGTGACCGCTGACGGCGATTTATCGTGGAGTAATGACGGTGGGCTGGAAAACCCCGCCACAATCAATATACGGGGGCCACAGGGCGAACAGGGTATACAGGGCGAACAGGGTATACAGGGCGACCCCGGCGCAAAGGGTGACCCCGGAGCAGCCGCTGGATTCGGCACGCCCACCGCCACGGCAAATACCCTCACTGCCGGAGCCGCCGCCACCGTAAAGGTAACGGCAAGCGGCGCGGACACCGCAAAGGTATTTGATTTTGAGTTCGGCATCCCGCAGGGCGAAAAAGGCGCGACAGGTGAAAAAGGCGCGACAGGCGAAAAAGGCGCAAAGGGCGACCCCGGCGCGAAAGGCGATACGGGTGAGCAAGGCCCGCAGGGTATCCAAGGCCCCAAGGGCGCGGACGGCCCCAAGGGCGACACCGGCCCGTATTTTACCCCCGCCGTCTCTGCCGAGGGTGTTATCTCATGGAGCAACAACGGCGGGCTGGATAACCCCGCAAGCGTCAGCATCAAAGGCCCGCAGGGGGCAAAGGGCGACACGGGAACGAAAGGCGACACTGGCGCACAGGGCGAACAGGGCCCCGCTGGCCCTAACGAGATAACTGCCGACACCGCGACCAACATTAACGGCCTGCTTAAGGGCGTAGGCGGCAAAGTGACACAGGCCGTAGGTGGCACAGACTACCAGCCTCCCATACCTGCCGGCACCTATGCGGCGCCATCACAGGGAAAGGCGGCAGCCCTTTCGGCATCCGCATGGGCAGGCGCGGCGGCGCCTTTTACGCAGGCCGTCACGGTGCAGGGGGTAACGGCAGCCTCTAACATCATCGTCACTCCTGCCCCTGCCTCTCTTGAAGCCTACGGCGCGGCACAGGTGCGCTGCACGGAACAGGCAGCGAACAGCCTGACCTTCACCTGTGAAAAGGTGCCGGAAACCAACTTGACCGTGAATATATTGATCGTGGGGTAATGACAGTATGATATTTAACATGGTGTATGGAGCCGCAGCGGGCGGCGTGGTCTTCGATGTGCAGATTTCGACCTCTCTGCCGGCAGTGGTTGTCGATCATCAGGTGGTCATACTCACCGGCACGGAGCCGGGCACTATATGCTTCAGCTATGCGGCGCCGGCGGAGCCGGTAAGCGGCGATATATGGATACATACCGTGGACAACGGCGGATACAGCCTGTCCATTGCCGGGGACCAGAGCATATTTTTGACACCCGGCCTTGTTATGCAGTATAATGGCTCTGCGTGGGAATACCGCAACGCATACATAGGCGTCAACGGCGTGTGGACGCTTTTCAGCACTAACAGCCCTCTTTCAAGCTGCACATGGGAACAGATAGCAGGCGTGGCCAACTCCGGCGAGGATGTAAGTAATTTTTGGGAGATAGGCGACAGGAAGCAGCTCCAGCTTACAGACGAGGCTCATGACGTCGCAATATACGATTTCCGCCATGATGACATTGCGGACGGCTCAGGCTACGCCGCAATAACTTTTGGCTTTACCGAGTGCATGAACACAACATACGTGATGAACGGCGGCAGTACCAACGCCGGTGGCTGGAACAACTGCCAGATGCGAACCTCGCGTATGCCGGCAATACTCAATATGTTTCCAGCGGAGCTCAAGAACGTCATAAAGACCGTCAATCGCCGCGTATCCGCCGGAAGCGGAAGCACGACAATAACCATATCAAAGGACAAGCTGTTCTTGCCGACGGAAATAGAGGTGTTTGGCAACACAAACTACTCTGCGGCGGGCGAAGGCAGGAAGTACCCCATCTTCACCACCAACGCCAGCCGCATAAGAAAAGTCGGCGGTGCTGCTGCGGTGTGGTGGCTTGCCTCCCCTAATGCGTATGGCAATAATGGCTTCGTGGCGGTGGCGGCGGCGGGCTCCGTTACTGGCAATCTTGCAAACGCTGCGTATGGGGTGCCCCCCTGCTTCTGTATTTAATCCGTTCTCCTAATATCCCCGCCCCTTGTGGGCGGGGCGAAAAAAATTTTTTGTAAAGGGGATTTTCCATGTCCGTATTAAAAAGCCGTCGCGGTGAAAGTGGTATGCAATTTCTTGAGAACGCATACAACCTTGAGGTATACACGATACGGCAGTGTTTAAAATTCCCCAAAAGGTATACGTTTTTCATAACCACGGAGATGGCGCGGCTCGCCTCCAGTTGCCATGAGCACGCCAAGGCAGCCAACAGCATATACCCGACAAACGCGCACGAGGCTCAGATGCGCCGGGATCATCTCATAGAGGCGAACAACGACGTGCAAAACCTGCTATCCAAGATAGACATAGCGCGGAGCCTGTTTTCCATAGAGGCCAACGTGATTGAAGCCTGGGTGGAGATGGCTGTCAACGAGGCGTCGCTGCTCTCCGGTGTGCGGCAGGCGGATAAAAAGCGATACGCCGACTTGAAGTAAAAATAAAGTTTGGTTCTGTTCCGTAAATCGTGCTCCCCGTCCTCGCGGTGCTGCTGCGGTGTGGTGGCTTGCCTCCCCTAATACGAATAACAATAATAACTTCGTGGCGGTGGCGGCGGCGGGCTCCGTTACTAACAATAATGCAAACAATGCGTATGGGGTGCCCCCCTGATTCTGTGTGGCCAGACAAAGTAACCGCTGGGCGAAATCAGTGCAATACAGAAGGGGAACAGGACCGTCCCGCATATATTGCGGGTAAATATAACCCCCGATGCGGCGGCCCGGACGCTGCTTGCATGGGCGGCGAATGTGCGATAGCCGCTTTCATGGGCCTGCCCTTTGCAGTCGAGAACGCACTCCATACCAGACTGTACGGGGGTTTTCACCTTGGAGGATAAATGACCAGCGAGGAACGCCGGGAGGCACGATACCAACGCAGGAAGGCGGAGCGCGAAGCAAAAAAACAGGAGCGCAACGAAAACTGCGGCTGCTTTGAAGCCGTGTTCAGCTATGATAACATGTATGATGCGTATAAGCAGACCCGCAAGGGTGTGCTGTGGAAATCCAGCGTACAGACGTACAAGGCAAACGCGCTGGCCAACGTGTACAAGACCCGCGTGGAGCTGTTGAGCGGAAGATATAAAAGCCGCGGCTTTACGGAGTTCGACCTGGTGGAGCGCGGCAAGCCCAGACATATAAAAAGCGTGCATATATCCGAAAGGGTAGTGCAGCGATGCCTTTGCGACAACTGCCTTACGCCGCTGCTCAGTTCCTCCTTCATACATGACAACGGGGCGAGCCTGAAGGGCAAGGGCATAGACTTCGCCCTGGACAGGCTGGAGCGACACCTGCACGAGCATTACCGAAGGCACGGCACGGAAGGATATGCCCTGCTGTTTGATTTTTCAAAGTATTTTGACACGGCGCGGCATAAGCCCATATTTGACGAATACCGCCGGTGCATACGCGATGAGCGGCTGATAGCGCAGGCGGAATATTTCATTGACCGATTCGGGCCGGAGGGGCTGGGCCTTGGCAGCCAGGTTTCCCAGATAAGCGCGCTGGCGCTGCCCAATTCATTAGACCACCACATAAAAGAGAAATTGCACATAAGGCATTATGCCCGCTATATGGATGACGGATACCTTCTCCATGAGAGCAAAGAGTATCTGCGCCGCTGCATGGAGGACATACATGAGCGGTGCGCCGCCCTCGGCATAGCGCTGCACCCGACAAAAACGCGCATAGTGAAGCTCAGCCGGGGCTTCACCTTTCTTAAGACCCGTTTTTTCCTGACGGACAGTGGGAAAGTGGTGCGAAAAATAGATCCCGGCTCCGTCGCAAGGATGCGCCGCAAACTTAAAAAATTCCGGGAATGGGTAGACAGGGGCAAGATGGCGATGGAGGACGTAGCAACATCGTATCAGTCGTGGCGCGGCTACGCAAAACGCTTTGACGCATACAGGACGCTTAAAAGCATGGATGCGCTGTATTCAGAACTATTCATACAAAGGGAGGAATGAAATGTACCGCATAAAAAAGGGAGGCGCTATTCTCAGCACCGAGGACGGCGCCGTTTATGTACGGCTGCAAGAAAACGGAGTGTACATCACCTGCCCTGAGCATGAAGCTCAGGGCATTGTCGTAAACGGAGGCAACATATACGCCTTGAATGGGCGGGGCGGCTTGCCCGGGCTGGAGGCTGTAACGGTAGAGGAATTCTCCGGGGCGGCGCTCATTGCGGAGGCACACAGCGAATTGGACGGTCTCATTGCGGCTGCCAGGCAAAGCCTCATAAGCCCGCCTTCCCAGGGCGCACCGTGGGACGCTGAGACCCGCTATATAGCCGGGGATACGGTTGAGG